TTTAACTATAGAACCTAGTCCACTAAAACCACCTAGTTTAGTAGCACCTAAATATCCAAGACCACCTAATAATGCAGCTTTACCTATAGGACTTTTAACAACTTTTTTTACAGCTTTTTTTGCTTTTCTAAAAATTTTTTTAAAAAAATATGACTTGATCCCTGTTCCATTAATATCTTCTCCTGCTCCACCTAATGATTTTAAAAGTGCAGCTTCTTCTGGATTAATGTATGCTAAAGACTCTCCTGGAGGAGCCATTTCTTTAGCTTGATCTAAAGTAATAATTCCACCTTCATCGTAGAGTTGTCTATTCATATCTGATCTTGAAATTGCCATAGTTTATCTATCTTATTTGGTTTTTCCAAAAATATCAAGGCTAGGCATAAGAACTTTTATATCTCTTCGAATGTCTGTCTCAGGTACACCTTTAGACTTCCATTCATTATCATCCTTATATTCCTCGCCTGTTTTAAGGTTAGTTATTGTTTCTATTATTTTCTCTGGTTTTATGACTTGCATTTTTCCTCCTATGTTCTGTCAAATTCTAGTATTGATACTGTGCCTTCAAATATATCACCAGAAGCTGATTGTAATTGTAGTTTGTCACTCTCTTCTAATATAATTGTACCGTCAGATATAGACTTTGAATTACCTGCATTAACAGTATGCTCTGCAAATTGAAAAGCTCTACCTGCAGAAGTGTCATATATAAAAGCTTTTATTTCCGTGTTCCCTGCTCCAACATTAGCTACATGTATGTTTTGTATGATTGCTCTAGACTCAGAGGGTACAGTATAAATATCTGTAACATCAGTTGTAGTTAAATCAAATTGTGCGTTTCTATATCTATTAGCCATTATGTTGTACTTCCACTGCTCATGAACCAAGTAAACCTTTGTTGTTCATCTCTTAAATCTTGTTGAAACGTAGAGTTTAATTTCTCAATCAATCCATCTAAATCTCTAATTAAAGAATCAGCATCTTGTTGTCTGTATTCTTTATTGGGTCTTGTAAATACTACGGTTATCTTTGCCATTTTTTAAATTTAACATCTATCTTATTATAATCTACCATCATATAACCATTAGAATGTTTAACTGATGCCCAAGGCACTTCGTGAGCCATTGCTCCTTGATATTTTGTTGGGTTATCTTTGTAATTAAATTTATATATATTAATATTAGATGGTGATGTACCTATTAACTCCACGTTTTCTTTTAATCTTATATCACTAAAACCTAAATCAGAACTTCTATTGTCTGCAGATCGTTTGCTACTACCACCATAACCACCATCTCTAGAATTGTCTCTATCAGATCTGTAATCACCTCTACCACCACTTGTAGTTTTAGGGTTAAATGATTGAGCACCCACCATTGCTTTTTGTTTTGCAGCATCTGCTAAAGCTTTTGCTTCTCTATCTTTTAATGCTTGTAAATCTTTTAATCTTTGTTCAAGAACTGCAGATTTCTTTTTCTTTAAAGTCTTATTTATTCTTGCCATTCTTTTATCAATGGCCCCACTTAATCCAAAAGTAGTTTCTTCACCCATTTTACCACCTGTTAGTGCATTTAATAAACCACCTGATACAGTATTATAATTTTCCATTCCTGGTATTCTGGATACTAGTCCTCTAGTATTTGGATCAGAGTAAAAATCTTCAACAACATTTTGTCTGTAATCTCTTTCAGGTAACATTCCAAGAATACCTAAAGGTATACCTGTAGCAAAACCTAATCCTGATAAAAGAGCTTGTTTACCTATATTAAAACCTTTCTTACCTATATTTTTAGTTTTATTAACTAAACTTGCATCTGGGTTTCCTCTTGATAAAATTAAATTGTCAATAATTCCTCTATTGGGATTATTTAAATAACTTCTATTTTGATATGATTCTATTAAATTAGATGTTTTGTTAGGTGCATTTTTAAAATCAAAACCTGGTTGAAAATCTAAATCTTCAAATCTATTATCCGCAAATCTTTCTAAATTTTGTAATCTATTTGGCATGTAATCAGGATTCATTATCAGGTCTTGATAAGGCTCAGTAGTATTAATATTTCTATTACTTAAATCAACTTCAGAAGCAGCGGCTTGACTCATTTTAAAAGGATTACTAATATTAGATATTCTTTCAGCAAGTGGAGTTGCTGCTCCTATAGTTCTTTCTATTGCACTTGATAAAGGATTTTCTGCATCAATAGCCCGACCTATGTCGGATAAGCTGGGACCTCTTGGAATTTCTGTATCATCAACAATACCTCTATAAGGACCTGTACCTATATTAGATTGATCTACAGCTCTTCCTATACCCTGAATAGTATCATATGGAATGCTAGTAGCAGCTGTAAGAGCTGGTGCATATATTTCTCCTAGTACACTAAGAGGATTATTTCTAACTAAATCTGCAGTTGCATCAATATTATAAGCTCTTTGATTTGGAGCATTAGATCTTATGTTTAAAAAATTTCCTTGGGGAAATAAAAAATCAGTTATCGCCATTATCGTCTTCCATCAGGTTGTGTATCTAATCTAAACGTACCTAATTTCCAGCTTTGATTAACCGCTGTATTAGCTACCTTTAAAGATATAGCTCGTGCTCTTGCACGAGTGTCTACCTTATCAGTAGATGAGGTAATTGTAAAGGGTCCAAGTGGTGAACTTGCTTGAGAAGTATTAGGGTAGTTTCTAAGTTGTAGAGTTATTTGAGTGCTTCCTGTTTGAGATAAAAAGTCAGGTATAAATCTTCTTATCTTCATAATGTATTCACCGTCTCCTTGAAAGTCAGCAATACCAGTCATTTGACTACCAACAACTCTTTGAGTAATATCAAAGTCTCCTGACTCAATATTAGAAGTAATTGCGTTAACACCGTTTGCTAATGCTTCATCCGTTCCTTTTTCATGTTCAAAGTATATTGTACTTCCTTCAGTATTACCAACAACATCAAAACATGCATCATCACTTGCATTAAAATTAGTTGCATGTGGTAAACCAAATACAGCAGAATCTTGCCATGTTCCACGAGCTAATGTTCCTGTTGTCCAAACAGGTCTGTTAGGACGTGAGTCTATATAATTATATGTTACACATCTATTAACAACAGTTGACCCTGATGTACAATAGAACCAAGTAATCTCCCCAAATAAATTATTTAATCCAGCATTGATTAATTGATTAGCAGTTGTATTTAAATCATCAAAAACAAAATCTTCTACTAAACAAATCATAGTCTCAAGGTTACCAGAGTATTTAAAGAAACCATTTTCTGACATCCAATAAGCAGCACCATCAACTTCTAATGCAGCGTTCTGTCCAATCAATCCACAGTTAGTTCCTACTTGTTGAAAACCAAAAGTAAAAGGTTGACCAATAAATCTCATGGTAAATAAAGACGTATCTGTCCAAACATAGATTGCATCTCTACCTCTTACTGCACCTGTAATTTTAGATCCATCAGCAAGTCTTTGAGTACCTGCGGTATTAACTGCTGTTGGTTGATACGTGTTAATATCTTCTTGGTTTGAAAATCTAATAAACATTTCATCCTGTGTAGATGGAGTTCCAATAGTTGTTTCTGTTCCAAAGAATACTAAGTGTCTATCAGGTGTAGATACTAACATATCCCGTGATGCTGTTGGTGCACCTGTAATAATAGTTGCTCTATTGGTTACAGCGTTTGTTGCATTGGAGTCCCATTCAAATACTTGTGCATTATGAATTAGTGCAATTACTTTATCACCAAAGTTATCAATAGACCATAAACCTGGATCAATAACTAAGTCACCAGACGCTGCTTCACCCCATGCAACATAGTCTGAACTATTTAATACTGTTGCACCATTTGAATGAGTGGCTGCTGTTGTATTTCTAACTTCTCTTGTAACACCTGTTAAAGTATTTGTTGATATACCTGTGTATGAAATTTCTTCTGTTCCTATTTGTATAAAATTTGTACCTGAGCTTGGAAACTGAGATGCATCAGTTAAAACAATAGTTGTAGTTGAAGCATTAATACCACCGTTTAAAGTTGTAGTTG